AATTAAGTCTTAGGTTCTGCAATGCTAACTCTTTGTATCCGTCAGGCAGTTGTGTTTGGATTGCGTTCTCAATAACGCTGTATTCTGTGTTTTTCATGTTGTTAAGTATGGCACAAAGATACATACACTTTCTATTTCTGCAAGCACTTTTAGTAATTTAGAACCGTTCTAAATAAGCCCGTCCGATTTCCTCTACCATTGCCTTATACTTTCTGTCCACGTCCATGTAGTTTATAACCGTGTCCTTTGAATGTATCGCGGTTGAATGGTCACGCCCACCAAATGAGTAGGCTATTTGCTTCAAACCGTAGTGGGATTTTTCCCTCAGAAAGTACATCATAATTTGCCTTACCATTACAAGTTCTTGTTTGCGGGATTTAGAATTTACCGCTTCTATTGTTAGGCGTTCTCTTTCCTCTTTATATCCGATTGTTTCGCCAAACTTATTTTGAATGGGATTCTTCCCTGCGCAGTAAGTAGGAAAGTAATCTTTGATTATTTCAAACAATCTGTTCTTGTCATCCTCAAATGTTTTCGGACGTTCAATAGTCTTTAATCGTGTTTGAAATTCAATTTCATTCGCTATCTCTAAGGCGTTGGGAAATCCTCTGCCGGTTAAAATGTCTAAGGCTGCTGTGAATGTGTCCATGTTATATATTTTTGTCTTAATTTTTCTACCATTATCTCACCCTTTACTATTGTTTCCATTATTCCAATAACCTCATGTACTGGAGCTATTTTAACATACTCCTTTGCTTTTGGTAAAAGGTGGTATTTTAATCTCTGACCGTAGAAGATTACTTCCTCTATTGTCATGTTGTCTATGTGTTTCATCTCTTGCTTTCCCCCACTATTTCAACCTTGTAAAACATCTCCCTGAACCTATCTTCCAGTCTATCCCCGTAATGTTCGTTGATTGCTTTCCACGTCATGTTACTTGTTAAATACGTTTTAAGACCTCTCTTTTGAAACGCACGGTAACGGAGTATAAGTATGTCCGAAATTATATTTCTATGCGTACCGAAGTCGTTTAACAGGTTCTCAGCACCCGCGTCATTGATTATTAGGCAAGGTATATCTGTTAACGATTCTAAAAAGTTTGCGCCCTCTAATTTGTACATCAATTCAATCTCACCTACTTCATAAAACTTAGTCTTAACCCCAAACATATGAGTATTGATAGTAGCGAATATGTCCATGTTCAATGTCTTACCTATTCCTTTGCTTCCACATATTACCGCGCCCTTAACTTGTCTGTCAGGGGCAAAGCATATCTTTAAAATCGTGTCCGCTATTTCGTTGTATTCGTAGGATTCAACTTTGGTTAAACCAGTCTTAACCCAACACTCGCGAAGTTCTCTAGGGCTTACTACCCTTTGAACCTTTGGCTGTGGTTTGTTTTTTTCCAACAGCTTCAAATAATTTTCTACCAATTGATTCATAAAAATCTTGGGTCGTTTTTCATGTTAACCATACTAGGAGGCGTTACATCTTTCTTTTCCTCTTGCTTATTCTTTGGATATAAGCCGCTATAATTGTTTGAAATGCTATGTTTCAATGCTTCATTAAACTTGACCGCATCAGGGAAGTCTTCCATTGCCGATTTAACAAACGTTTCCCACCCCGTTGGCTTGTACTTTTGTTTTTTTTCTATTTTGTACTCCCACCACAATTTTAAACCTTGTCTGTAAATTATTGGATAAGATTCAAAATCAGGAACAAAAATTTTATGGGGTACGCCTTTAGGCGGTTCTTCTATTTTTATATCACTTACATTATCAGTATCATTATCAGTTACAGTATCAGCGATATTCGCGATTGGGGGCGATTGGGTTGTATCGGGTAGCGATGGTTTGCGATTAAATGCGATTACTTCTAACTCTTCAATTCGAGCACCCTTTAAATACAAATCGTATAAATCCCTATGCCAACGCTTTAGATTGCCTATTCTACCCGATAAACTTTGTGCTTCGTTGGTTTTCTCCCACGCCATTAAGTCGCGCTTTAGCTGCTGCTTTATAGGCTCAAATGTTAGGTTGACTATTAAGTCATCTGTAACTGGGTCAAGGTCGTTTACATACCTCAATATGTGTTTGAATAGTTGCCCTGCTTTGTCATCAGGCATTTTCTCTAACGTGTGAATCAAATCACAATAGAGAATAAAAGATTTCTTAGATTTTGCCATGTCGTGTAAAAATAGTAAGGGGCGGGTTTTTAATCCCACGACAAGACCGAACGGGAGATACCCCATTCCAATGCCCGCCCCTAAAGTTCTTTTTCATTTTCAAGTCTTGTCGTGTGTTGCAAGTATACGGATAAGTTTTTACTTATGCAAATTAATCTATATTGCAGAAGCATTCAAAACTTGGGTCGTTATCCCAAAGACCTATTTGTTTCTGTGCTTTATCTCTTATTTGCTCGTAACTGATTTCTTTTTTGAATGTAGAGTTTTTTTCATGGGCAATCCACCAATCAAATAACTCTGGTTTTTCCTTTGCTATGATAGCTAATTTACCTTTGCCTTTTAAAAAGCAGCAATCGCAGTTACCGTAAGGTTCGTTAACCATAAGGTCGAAATCTTGTTGTTTCCAAAACTTCAATACATCTGCCTTGGTTGTTTTCCATTTAACCAAAGGCAACTCTACATCGTAATCGCTTGCTTTAATCTTAGCCCACCTGCGAGGCTCGTCATAACGTATTCCATTGAACGAAGTATAATCTTTTATGCCTATGCTTTTAAGATAGCGTTTAAGCGTGTTTATTTTCATTTCGCGGGTGCAGTATCTCATGCGTTGATTGGGTAAGAATTGCTTATTGTGCGCTATTAACTCATAAAACGGTCTGCCATTCCGTGAAGCGGTCTCGTAAGTCACAACTTCAAAAGCATTGCCAAAGCGATACTCTAACCAAAGTATATTAAGATTCCACATCTTATCGCACTCGTTTATGAAGTCAAGTGTTTGAGGCATTTCTTTGCCCGTGTTCTGGAATGTAACTAAGTATTCGCCACCTTCGTCTATTAATCGCCTTGTCATGTACGCTGACGTTCTTCCACCGCTAAAATTAATCACGTTCATTTCTTATCTTTCATTCGCCTTTTAGTGTGTAGTATGCAAGTACCCCGTACATTGCGACTATGATGTAGTCAGTCATTTTAATTCATCCTTAATGATTATCCAAATCGCAAAGCCGAGGATAGCAATTAGCAGCAATGCTGCCGCGCCTGCAACGTATCCCATTTCACTTGCCATAAAACTTACTTACTTGATTAGATGCCCATTGTTCAACCTTGTTTCTTTCTTTCATTGCGATAGCACGGGACACGCGGTTGCGCTGTATTGCCCAGTACCGTTGAAGACGTGCGACTGCTTCCGCTTCGCCATCTTTCCATTCTCTGATTTCAAAGTAATTCATGTCGCAAATGTACACCCGTTTTTTATTTCTGCAAGCATTTTGTGTAATTTAGAATGATTCCAAATAACTTTTCACTATTGCATATCTCAAATATTACCCCTTAGTTTGCATTCGTGCAAGCAGTCATAAACAAAGATAAAGCAAAAGTAGGGGATGAGGTGTACCCATTGATTGGTTTTTACGATTCAAACGGAGTGATACAGACGAACTTTAAATACCCACGGGATTATATTGCGTCCGTTAAAATTATAGACGGTGTGGCTGTGGTGTGCGAGCCTTTAAAGGTATGGGAAACTAGGGGCGGAACGGCTAAAACATACGAGAAATGAAAGTAGCCGTTATTGCCATTATCGTAGCCCTTGCAATGATCATCTTTATCGTTGCCGAGAATACAGAACAAACACCACAAACTATTTTAAAGCATGATACACTCCGATTACGATACGAACGAACAGACACCATCTACAAAATCAGACAGCGATTTAGGTATATTACTGATTCACACACACGATGGGTATATGATTCAACATGGGATAACCTTTGCAGAGGCTTCACAGATAGTGGAACAAAAGAAGGCTGCCAGCGCGAGGTGGTTAGACAATTACTCAGCGGGCAACTCAACGCTGCCCTTGTTAACGAATATCAGAACAAATGGGAAAAGGATTCGCTTTGGATTCAGGAAGCCTTAAAACTTGACAGCATTAAGACAGACAGAATAAGCAACCTAATAAAGAAGAACGAACAACTCAGCACTAAACAGAAACGCGGTAAAAGACTTGCCAAAATTGGACACTTTGCAGCGGGGTTGCTTGGGGCTATAATGATTATTAAATGACACCACAAGAAATAAAACGCCTACAGCAATTCCTATGCGACAACGGATTCAAAACCGATGTAGACGGGAAGTATGGAAACGACACGAAAACAAAGTTAACGGCTTATGTTACCGCTAAACTAAGCAGATTAAATTACACCTTGCCTAAACGTAAGCAAATAGTGTACATCCGCACGGATTACTCCCTTACCAACACCTACGATGACTTTGCCGTGTTGTTTGACCGTCATATAATCGAATGCGCACCATGCTCCACCACAGCGGGAAGGCACTATGTTATGAATCCGTTAACGGTGGGCGGTATCACTGGTACTGCAATTGCGGTTGAAAATCAAATTGTAAAGAATAGCCACGTTTTCAACACGTCCGCAAATTGGAAAACACTTTGGCTATCTATGCCGTTCTTCAGACAGATAGAGCCTATGAAAATTTACCGCGATGGGAACAAAGACAACGTAATAAATCAAGGCATACAAACTACGGGGTTATACGGAATAAACCTACACAGAGGCGGCTTAGGTTCAATTATTGAAAGGTGGTCTGCAGGTTGTATGGTCGTGCCTGACAAGTATTGGAGTGTGTGGGCTAAGATGTTCCCGAATGGCTATGTAATGGACTTTGTATTGATAGGATAACGTTTTGCATATAAGCGAAGGCACAAATTGCGTTGGCATTGTGCGGTGGAATTTGGGCTTTTGCTTATGTGCTGTTATGCGTTCGCCTTATTTTTTTCGTGTTGATTTTCAGTAAGTTAGAAACTATTTTAAAAATAAATCAAAAATACTTTGAAATAAGTTTGCAGTTATCAAAATAAGTTGTATATTTGTACCATCAATAACAATTAAAACAAAAACAAAATGACAACTACAAAACAATTAATCGAAGCAACAGAAAAATTCACAGGAAAAAACACTGTAAAAAACGCTTGCACAACTGGATTTATGATGGTAGAAATGACGACTATTGAACTTGCTCAACAAGTAGCAAAAGTTTGGATAGAAGTAAAAAAAATGAAAGTTGAAATTTTAAACAACAAAGTATATGCTTTCTAAAGAAATACAATTTACTACCACTTGCCAAAAAAGGCAGGTGGTAGCATACTTAAAAAAAGACAAATATGATGTTTATTTAAGTGGATTGCTTATAAAAATAAACGCATCATTTGAATGGGTGATGACTTTCAAAACAATAATGCAAAACGATTTATAATATGGAAGATTCACACAAAAAAGCAACTGAAATGATTATTAAGTTGCAAGACAAAAATGCTAAATTAAGAATAGCTATTTTGAAACTAACAACACTTTGCGACAACACAAAACAGCATCTTGTTAGTGAAATTTGGCAACAACAAATAGGATATGCAAAACAAATCATTGAAGAAACAGAAAAATAAAGGCGGTAAACGTGATGGCTCTGGTCGTAAAAAAGCAGACTATGAAACAAAAACTATTGCATTTCGTGTTCGAGTTGAATTTGTCGAACCGATTAAAAAAATGGTAAAGGATTATGTTTCGGCTCGTCTGCAAGGTGACGCATAACTTGCGGCTTTGCGCTACTATATCGCCAATCCACCCAAATAGGTAGGCTTTGCGCTACCCCCGCTTTTTCCAATAGTCAAGCAACCAAGATTTAAGGATGCCCACAAGTAGGTAAATCCACATCGGGTCTTCTGAGTCAATCACTTCTGTGCTTACCCCTGACTTCGCCAATATCTCAGCCGCAAACCTGACAAGCACAAACATTATAATTGCGTGCTGCAATGCCTCTTTCCAATTGTCCCTTATCCAAAACTTCCAGCACCATTTAGCGGGGGTTCTTTTGCTTGACACTTTCCTGAAGGCAGCCGTTACGCTTTTATAGACAAACCAACCCATAGCAGCAAATGATAGTGCCGCAAGTAGGTGTTCGGGGGTCATCCCTCCCGATATGTAATTGTAGTAATTCATTTCTTTTCAATCAGAATGTCAATTTTAGCCTCAATTCTATCTATTTTCTTTTCGGTTATCCGTTGGTTTTCTTGATGCGCGGCTTGCACCACCTCAATAGTTGCCAGTCTTTTTTTAAGTTCGCTGCCTTCGTTGCCTATGTGAATGACAAGAGAAAGTATAACGGTTGAAAATATACCTACCGCCCATCTTATCCAGTTGTTTGCTTCGGGTTGTTGCTCTCTGTGCTGTGGCATTGCTATCATTTGTAAATCGGTTTATATTCTTGTAAAATTGTGGGTATTATTTTACTCAACTCTATTGGGTTGTTTTTCATGATATAATCTTTTAAAGTTGCCCGTTCCTCAACTGATAATCCTATCAAGTCACCTATCTCTTTTAATTTATCTTCACTATTAGCATTTAGATAAACAGGGCATAAAGTCCCCAAATCTAAATTAATATAATGCTGCCCGGTCCCATCGGTTTCAACTCCAAATAAATGAGTACTTGTCGTTGTTGGATGCTTCATCAATGAAAATAGTTTTTCGCTAATTAATAGCCAATTATCTTTATTATCTACTTTATAAATCATAGTCCAAATTCCCCTTTCATAAAATCAATTATATCTTGGTAATCGCTGCTTTTGTCAGATTGGTAATATACGTGCTCTACTAAATTAAAGTCTGATATTACACCAGCTTTATCCCACCTTCCATATTCATTGAAGTTAATAGTTCCATAACTTGTCTCTGTGTGACCTGCTGCTATATTTCCAGCATCGGTGTCCATAGAAAAGTTTGAAGCCGTTGCCCATGCTGCCAAAATTTCAAATGAAGTCGTGGTGTTTGTGTTAGTTGCTCCATCTTGACCGTCTGTTGTTCTTTGATATACTTTATTATCTCCCCATCGTGCTATTGACCAGCCATCTGTGCTATCATATCGGCTCATAGTTAAGCCATATTTTGCCGATGCCGTCCTATTACCAACTACAAAAGAAGTGTGAGGCACTAAATTACTTGGCGGGGTTGTGGTGTCAATTGACATCCAGTTAGTCGCAGCAGAATTAAATAGAATACATGGATAACCGCCACTTGTTAATAATGTTCCTGATGATATGATAATTGGCTGATTTCCTGCTGTCGTTTGGGTTAATTTTCCAGAACTACCATCTTGCCTAAATAGTTCTGTAACATATCCTGTATTTGCGCCTATCCATGTCACTAAGTCAGTGCCACCACCGCCTCGCGTTGTGTTCCAACTATATTCTGTTGCACCTTGATAGAAATCTAGTTCTGCATTGTCACTCGACCGCCTTACTCTTATCAACTTACCCGTGTAACTTAATCCAGGTAATTCCCGCAAAGAAACTGCAAACCTTGCCCCGCTTGGGTATTCGGTAAACCCACCACCTGATGCAAACTGATAACTATTTATAATCATATCGCCCTCGTTCCTATTAATGTAACTATCAATCCTTTTGCCGTACCATCACCCACTTGGTCAATGTCAACGGTTATTTCCGCATCATCCGCAATTGCCGTGTCAGAAATTACCGCTGCCGTTGCCGCTGTTGTGCTTGTTTTTTCGGTGTTGTCAATGGTCAGTTTAGTAGATAAGATAGTACTGCCGCCCTCGTTTATGTCAACCGTGAAAATGCTGCCCGATGTTTGTGCTGTTCCAAGTGATGCCCTTACAGCCGTCAATGTAAAAGCATAGGGCGCGCGAAAATATGCCTTCCCCGTGCCTGTGGTTAACGCTGTTGTTAAATCCGAGCAAGCTAATTGTATACTAACGGTTACGTTAAGTTGGTCTGCTTGTAATTTAGTCACTCCCATTATTTAAACCCTCCCCCTATCTTTACAAAAGGTGTTGCTTGTTTCCAAACTCCTGAAACTTTTATCCATGTTATTGCTTCTTTCCATGTGCCTGCTACTTTGATGTGAAATATTGATGATGTGCTTGGTGCTGACCCAACTATGGGAACTTGTCCTATCTCAATGGTCGCACCGTCGAATAATCTTCTTGTTGCCATTTTATGATTCGCTTAAAATTAATGCACCTGTTAGTGATGTTGATACTGCAGAAAATACACTAATCGCAAGGCAAGCATTAGGGTCTATTTCTGCCAAAGAACCGATTATACAACCTGTACTAACCGAATCTAAAGGCATTGCACCTGTTGCACTTTCCAATGAAATCATTGCCAAAGGCTTAAATAAACAAACCCCAAAATTACCAGCTGTTGCTGTAGTGGCAGTAACGGTTACTGATTCAATTGACCTTATTCCTGTATCTCCTGCTTGAAGAGGAATAGGAAGTAAAACACCTACCTCTCTAAAACCTGACCCCCCAAATGATGTGGCAGTAGATGTTCTACCTGATGTTCCTGCTGAATTTGTGTAGCTTATTGTTGCCGTTGTTGCAGTTGAACCAATTTGTGTATAAACTACTATCCCTGCCATAACCCCTTCACCAGATGTATACCTTGTTAATGCTGCGGTTGGAAGGTTGGTTGTTTGAGCTGTTGTTAAAGTAGCATTCAGTCCTCCGCTAACATTTAACAAATCAACTAAAAGCATACCGCCTGCGCCAAATGTTGAAGTATTAAATCTACCGCCCAAAAATGTAAGCCTACCTGAAGAAATTGCAGGAATAGATCCCATTGATTGTGCAGAATCTTTATTAAGAGCAACGCTTGTAGTAGGTACGGCAGGAGCAGGATTAAAAGATTGCCAACTTGCGTTCAATCTCTGAACTCTTGCGATTGTTGTGGATAGCTGAAAATCTGCAACACGATTTTCTTTTAGCTTGTCAACGTATTCGTCAAAGTCTGTTAGTGCCATTATTTTTCTATTGTTGCTAATGAACCAAATAATTCAGGTGCAGTTGCAGCACTTGGAATAAACATTAGTGCTAAACAAGCATTAGGGTCAATAACGGGTATGCCGGGAAGTCCTGTTGTGTAATCTCTCCAACCCATTGTACCAGCTGCACCTACAGGAATCCATGCCAAAGGTTGAGCAATGGTAATCCCAAAGTTTCCAGCCGTTCCCGTAGTAGCGGTTAGTTGTATTTGCTCTATTGCTTGTATTCCACTATCACCCGCTGCTAAAGGTATTCTTTGCATTCTTGATACTTCGCGGAAACCCGTTGCACCTATGTTGATTGTTGATGTTCTACTTCCCGTACCTGCTTGGTTTGTGTAGGTCATTGTGAGAGTGGTGCTTGTTGTTCCTATAACAGTGTAAATCTCATAAAATGCTATGTTACCTGCACCTCCCGTATTACGGGTTAATGCAGGACTTGGAGTTGACCCTTGTATTGTTTGTGCAGTAGTTAAAGTTGCATTTAACCCACCCTCGTGAAATAACCTATCGTACAATAAATACACGCCTGCGGTTAATGGTGTAATAGATGCCCCTATTAAATGCTTATCTCTACCTCCACCTGCGGCAGTGAAAGGTATTGCTCCATTAGTTGATTTCGTAGGTATCTCCCCCACTGTTGGGACTGCACCCTTTGCAGGCATTCCATCGTATTCCCACAGCGAACATCCTCTACCTGCTACTGGAGCAGTTGCCGCAACACCTGCAACACGAGGCACTTTGTGAAAAAAGATATTTTCAGGAGTACCACTATTGCCGCCTGATTGACGATTTATTAAATCCGATATGTCTGTTATTGCTGCCATGTTATTCCGTTTTGAATTGCGTGAGCTTTTGCCTCAACAATTAGTTCCGCTAAGTTGTCGATATTTGTCCCCGATTGATACACCAAACCACCTGCTTGTGGTAGTATCTCAAAACTTTCGTTACTAACTTGCAGTGCCCAATCACCCCCATCTGATAGGTATAGGATTGATTCTGTTTTTTCAATTATTGTCATGTGTATTGTAAATAAATGTCTCCGTCAACTCCGCCTGATGGTGCTGCTGTGCCGCTTGTGAAGTTAGCACCTACTACAACGGTCTTATTGTACCACGCCGTTAATACATCGCCCGTGTTCGGTGCTGTATTAAAGGTGAAAGTACCACTCGCAGGGGTTGTTTCTACCCAATCATTTGAACCACCTTGCGTTAATACTTGTCCATTACGAGCAACCACCAAAGTACCTGAGATGTAAACACCCTGCGACACAGTGAATAAAGTGTTACTACCATTTATCGTGCCACTTAATAAGGCATAAGTCCCATTGTCAGGGGATTGGTCTAAGTATATTTGCGTGTTACCACCGCCTCCTGACACAACTAAATCACCGCTGCCAAGTATGCTGCTCCCGTTAATTGTCTTAATGTTGGTCGCGCTTACAAGTGTATCTTGTTTGCTCGCTGCCAAACCGCTATACAATGAGTTAACGGCATTGTCACCCGTGTTTGTTCCGCTTGTGTTTCCGATTACGGTTGCTTGTGCATCGGTTACATATCGCTTATTAGTGCTGTCTGCTATGTCTGCTGTGGTAGCATCTGCCCCTGCGGTTACAAGTCCTTTTGCATCGTAGGTAATTTTGGTTTTTGTCGCCCCTGTGATGGCTGCATTTTCGTCCACCTTAGCATCTAACTGCGTTTGAATTGCAGAGGTTACCCCGTTTAAATATCCGAACTCGGTATTATCTACGCCACCTGCACCAATTTTAACGGCATCTATACCCGTGCTTAACTTTGTATTCGTTACTACTCCGCTATCAATTGTCCATGTTGCACCACTTCCGCTTACTGTAATATCTCCTTTGTCCCCATCGGAAATACCACCGCCTCCGCTGTATTGGGGGATATTTAACGTAGCGCCCACCAATGTAGCTGCGCCACTTGACCCAGTAGTGGTTAGAGTTAAGGTAGCTTGTTTTAAAGCCAACGCATCAAATACCGCATCTTCTGAGGGTGCTTTATCAGTAACCCCATTTGTAATTACTTGGGTTATGTTCGCGCTTGTAAGATAACTCCCCGCTGCTTGGTATATCGTATCAAAGTAAGTTTTAAGGGTTGCCTTAATGTTCGCCCAAGATACCTTTTTAAGCACGTTAGAAGCCGCAGAATCAATCAAAGGCATAGTGTCCGCATCTACAGGGGTTGTCTTAGCGGTTGCCCCGTGAATAGAACTACCTACATTTGCCGCATCGGTTACGTCTGCCCCGTCTTCTACGTTAATCAATGACCTTACTTGTGATGCTGACAAGGCTGCTAAATCCCCACCGCCTGACTTACCTAGTATAGTGTTATTGCCTAGGTGTAAAGTTTGTGGCGTTCCCGTGCCTGACTGTTGCACCAAAATCGAATGCGCTTGGCTATAGTCGGACTCCATCACCGCACCCGCTGCATTTACATTAGTAGAATCGGTTACGTCTGCACCGCTTTCAATACCGTCTAACTTGGTTTCGTCTGCTGTGGTAAATGAAGCTGTGGTAGCGTCTAATACCGCCTTATTACTATGCGTGTGTGAATCGGTTTCGAGGGTGTCAAGGTTAACCGCTTGGGTTATTGTGATGTTGTCAAGTTTACTTTCGTCTGCCGTAGTAAATGAAGCCGTAGTAGCATCTAAGATTGCCTTATTGCTATGGGTGTGGCTTGCAGATTCTAAAGCATCCAAGTCCACCGCTTGTGTAATTGTGACATTCGCCAACTTACTCTGCTCTGCCGTTGTATATGGAGCAGAAGCACCGTTCAGCGTTTGAAATTCCGCGTTTGAAACAGAACCGTCCGCGATTTTCGCAGCATCTATTCCAGTAGGTAAGTCACCCGCTGCGATTGTTAGGGTGTAAAACTCCAACCCACTTGCGTCTGCCTTTACTCGAACAAGTTTGCCACCTTGCCCTGAGTAAGAAGGGGGTACATCGGTTAAGTCTACAAACGCAGACGCACCACCACCCGAACCGCCCCAATACTGCAAAGAGTTCCAAGCACCTACGCCCGTTCCTACTTTAAATTTTCGCGTATCGGTTTCTAAACCCATCTCACCCTCTGCAAGTATTGGATTTGATGCTGTCCATTGTGCAGCTGTGCCGCGTCTTAATTTTATTGTTATGTATCCACTCATGAGATTCCCCCGTCAATTAAAGGCGTGATGTATGTTGAATTGTAATAACCCCCGTCAATTACCAAGATGTCCAAATCTATTGAAGGGAAATCGTAACCGTTGGAAGGTACTGAGCAAAAATCCCTCTCGTATCTCATTTTAGCCTCAATGTTTATTATATGCCCAGCTACGATTGAAGTCTTATCGTCGTAAAAAGGGGCTGCGTTGTCGTTTACCTCCCATGCTACAGATTCGCTTCTGTACACATAAAGCAAAGTAGACATAATGTCTTGAAGAATTAAGCCAGTATCAGACAAAACCTCAACCGCATCGGTGAAATCTTCCTTGTGCCTATCCATTACCGCGATTGCAAAACGGTATGAAATAGACCTATCTACTGAAGAAAGCCTATAACCATCGGGGAATATCCGCATTAACGGATAATCTACCCCCGTGGTATCAATGTCAGCCTCAACACCAACTAAAATAGTGCGTATTTGCTTATGATTTTCCCCCGCTGTTCTTAGCGAAAGTATTAAGCGATTTAGGCTGTTCATTTAATCTTAGAAATTTTTTTAACTTTTGCTCGTCTCTGATTTGCTTCTTAGTCTTCAGGCTCTTCATAGTCGCGACATTTGGTTTCCCCTAAGTAAATCCCCGAAAAAAACGTAGTACTTGATGGATGTATAGTGTCTATTCCGCTACCCGCATTTAGATAAAGTGGATAAGTAGTGCTATATTCCATTAAGTGCGCTGTCAATCTATTGGCGTAATACTCAGCTTTGTTTTTATAGTGGTTGGCTATGGTCGTAAGTTGGTCTATGTCTATCGGGTTTGAGTTGTCAGAGGTGCGGGTGCTTATAGACTTGTTCATGAATTTAAAAGTCATTGGCACGGTTGCCTCAGAAATAATGTAATGTAGCAAGCAAGGCGCGATATATTGATTTATAAGCGTCTGATTGTTCGCACTTAATGTAGATGCGTTAATCTGCGTTAAAATCTCATCATAAAGCCCTGAGCCTATCAAGTCCCTAATATAAACGTCTTGCGATGTACGCATTGCATTGCGAAGCAATTTAGGGTCTACGTTGTCATCAATAGGCGAATTATCTTTGACCCATTGCACGTCAATCATATAAGCAAACTCAGGCATTTTTTCTCCTTACTATTATTTGTTTCCATTCGTGACGGCAAGCAGGCTCGTTTACGTCTGTATTAGGATTGTGATACCAGCCTCCGCGTCTTTTCCAAACGTCATAACCTAGCACGGTACTCATTTTGTCTATGTCCTCGCGGCTGTAAACCCTGCCTAGTGAAATTAACTTTTTGCAGAAATCTCTACTTTCGCCACCCGCTACCAATTTAGGGGCATCTGCTCTTAGGTCGTATTTATACCTTACTACTAAAGTTTGTTTTAGAATATCCGCGTCCAAAATTTTAACCGCCTTTGAGGTATATTTGATTTTACCCTTTTGGTCTAACACTTGCAGAATCTTATCAATATCTTCCTCTGCTATTTTGGTTACTTCGCTGATTTCTTTAAGGCTTGCCTTTGGGTTTTCGTTTACCACTTCGATTACTTTCAATTCCTTTTCGGTCAAGTCTGCAAATTCAAAATAGGTTTCCTCATCACCAAAGAATTTAAAGATTTGCATTTCTCTGTCCTCTTCCTCGGCAAATTCTGCCACAACCGATAAACCTAGTTTTTGTCTTACCTCATTCTTGTCTACGATGCCCTTTTCAAATAAAGCAACATAGTCAATTTCTACGGGTTCAAAACGTAGTGTTTCAACGTCCGCGGCTATGCCCATGTCGTTTAAGAATTGCGTATAGATAGAATCTAACCTTTGTTGGTTTGGCTTGACGTATTGACGGTAGAATAACTCAGAGGCAACCGCTAATTCATTCCTTCCCCCTAGTTGCCCTTCTTCCTTTACGCCCAAAAGCATAGGAGAAACAACTTGGTGTGCTATAAAAATATTGGATTCAACCGCCTTGCTTAACTCAATAAACATGGTGTCTAATCCGCTACTCATTAAAGGTGTCAATTCCGCTGCGGGTTCGTTTTTCTCGTTGTAAACCAACATTACCGAACCTGCGTTTGAATCCCCTTGGTGGTATTCTTTTAGCTTACGCTTAAATAAACGTGCTTCCTCTGGCGTTGGTTCGCCTTTGAATAGTTGCAATATATGCCCAGCGCTAAATCCACTCGCGATGTTGTTTTGATGGAAGTTGCTAATCCTCGCGTCAATGTCAATGTAATTTAAAGCGGGATAGTATTCAGGCAAAGGGTAAATGTCCAAACCTGCTCTGTATTCACGATAGTAATAAAGCTGCTTAGTCATTGGCTTGGCAAGGTTTGGATTATAAGCGGGGTAATTAGTAATATCCGCTTCCTTTGCCTTGCTCCAATCCTCCGCATAAAAGTATTGAGAATGGTCCAATGTGCGAATCTTACTCACGTCAATGTGATAATATGAAGGCACACCCGCACGATTATATACTACCTCAACCGCAAATCCCCCAAAAACCTTAACATCATGGGTTATCTTATAGCGGAACTCTTGGAAGGTATCAAACTTATTCCATTGGTCTATTTTCTCCTGAGGAACGCCTTTAACGCCTTCGCCAATAATGTACAATACTTTTTGCTGAACTATTGAATTGTGAGTTGCTGACTTGTTTATTAAATAAATCAGTTGCTCAGGGAATGCGTTTTTTTCTCCAAATTCTACAATGCCTTTCGATTTCAGTTCTTTAAACTGAGGCATCTTGTTTTCCGCAAATGTCAGAAAGTCTATACTTTTAGCTGATAACATTTTGTTTATAGGTTGTGGTTATAGTGTTAGAAGGGAAAGTATTTTCTGTATGGCGAACCATGGCGATTCCTCTTTCTACTTCCTCGTCTGCGTTGGCTATGTTAGTGTTGCTGTTGGATGTCTGCGCGTATATCGTATAGACATACTCTCCAATGTTTAAAGTCTTTGCGCTATTGCTACCCTCAACAAAAGTGAACTCATCATACCTTTCTGTATGCGTTGAGGTGTTTGTGATAATAAAAGAAGTTTGCTGACTTGTAATCATGTCTTTAAAATGTATAAGAAAAAAGGGGTTATTAATAGTGACCTTTTCCGTAACGGTTACTATTAAAGTGTTACTTGCCCCTTTGCTTATTATCACCATACTAACAAATGTACAAAATCCCAAAAACCCGCTAAATAAAAAAGCCTCACATTTCTGCAAGGCTCTTTTATTAATTACCCCTAATTAAGATAATGATAGTGACGTTACAACGCCCGATTGAACTTTTGCGGGTAGGTCTGTTTCTTTGTGCAAGAAATTCAAAACCGCGCCCTTAAAGTCTGCAAACGCCTGACCGAATTGGATTTCTGATTGTTGCAACTGGATGCCATAATCAGAACCATACAGCCAATGATTTCCGTCCGTGTCTAGCACAATACACCTCAAACGCGCTTGCGACAAAAGTTTAATTTCGTTGCGCTTTGCGGTTGAAAGTTTGTGCAGTCTTACGGTCAAGTCAGCCTCATAGTAAGTAGTGCCGTTTTCAGTACTTGGAATAGTTCTCCAAGTAGAAGTAGCCGTTTCCTTTTCTAATTCGTATTTGAAATAAGCACGTCCACCCGTCAAAGTGTGTGCGCTGATTTCTCCGCTAGATTTAGTCACGGTGTCGGAAGAGTTAAACTCTACCAAATAAATTGATTTAATACCGCCCGTTTGGTCTTTGCAATCGAGGGTGAAGCCTTGGGTTAATAGACAAGCCATTGTTTTTAGTGTTTTATAAAAAAGGCGGGCATAAGAACCCGCCCTTTATTTTTGGTTAAACTTATATTTAGATTACGAAATAAACAACTTGGTCAGGGAATGCGATTTGGCAACCATACTTGAAGTTGGCTTTGAATTTAACGATGTCGTCATCTTCGCTATACCAAAATTTGAACTGCTCTTCTTCGTTCATCATGTCAGTACCAAGGAAGAAGTTAGCCCAATATGAGCAAACAATCTTATTAGTGCCATCCATACCAGGAAGACCGTAAATCTTGATGCCTGAGATAGGGTCAAGGATTTCAAGGCTAGCAGCTTCGTTTGCGTTGTAGTGGTAAAGGTTAGCAGATACCAACCAAGAACGGTAAGTTCTGAATGTATCTGTACCCATTGCCAAGAACAAGTCAGAACGACCCAACAATCCCGCAGGAAGTGAGCTGTAAATTTTGGTGATAGCGTCATCAATGTTACTTGAAGTTAAGCTAGTCAATTGTGTCCATCCACCGCCCGTAGTTGGGTTGCCTTGGATTGGATCACCTGCACCACCGAAACCAAGAGCAGTTAGGATAGTCAAATAGCCATCCCAAAAAGAGTTATTTCCGCTACCTGAAAGTGAACCCTGCCAAATAGCGGTTTCGATAGCTTCAGCGATGCCCATTGCTTTTTCTTCGCCAATCTGATTTTGGAATACGCCAAGGTCAACGGGTGCGCCTGCGCTAAGACCGATTTGAGTATATTTTGCTTCAAGGTCTTTTGGACACAAGTTTTCAAACACTTTCACTTTACCTACTACTATGTCGCGGTCTGTGATAGTGGTTGTGCCTGAAGTTGTGTTTGCGCAACCATCTGCTTGAAACATAATGGTTGATGAAAGGATTGGTAATGCCTTAGAGGATTTAACATCAGTTACAATTTGGTTTGCGCCTTGCAACAATGATGCTGTTTTACCACTAAACATCGCCTTCACCAAGAGTTGGGTTTGGTCTTCCTTGGTGTAGTTAGTTAAATTACCTACTGAAAATGCCATGATTTATTTGTTGTTTTTTAATGCTTTTGCGAAATTTGCCAACCTATCTTCTTTTGCCGTAGGTTGTATCGGCTTTTTAGCGGGTGCAGGTTCTTGTGCTGCAAACTCTTGAAGTGCTGACATTTGCTGCTCTTGAATACCCATAAGTTTTTCAAGTGCGCCTTTGATGTCTTGCATAGACTTTTCCAATGCTTCGAAGCGTCCTTCAACGGCTGCGAACTTCTCAGAGAAATCTTCTTCAACGGGTGCAGGCTCTTCTGCTTCTACGATGGCTGTTACAACACCGTCAACAACGGTAATGATTTTATTGCCTTCAATAGAGTGTTCGCCATCGGGTGCGGGTGTGCCATCTTCCAAAGTGACCATAGAACCTTCTGCAAGTTCTTCGCCTTCGTAATTTAGAACAACACCGTCAACGGTAGCGACAGAACCGAATTTCATCTTTGATTTAGCGAACTCTTCGCGTAGTGCTTGGAACTCGCCTTTGATTTTTTCTAAAATTTCTATCATACTATTAAATGTACATTATTGAATAGAGGTGCGAAAATTCTCAATCTCAGCAAGTAAATCCTTTGCTGCTCTAAGGCTTTGGTTCTCTACACCAAAGAACCCCTCAATTGAAAATCCCTTGAATTCTCCCGCCTTTACTTTATCCCATACCTCGTCATTGTCTACTAGGTAAGACACAAACCACGAACCATCTGGCACTTCCTCAAATCCTTTGGGGGGATTTATACCGCGTTCACGGTTCACGAAGTAAGATTCAATCATGTTTAAACTTTCTACTTCGTCTGTGTGGTTAGTGTTAACCGCGCTGTATCTTTGCTCACGGCTAAATTTCTTAGCTAGTGACCAAATAGTTTCCGCTGAGAATACGATGTAATACTCGCCCCTTTCGTCATCTTTGCGATAAATCGGCAAGTCGGCAATCATAGCCGCACCCGTGATGATTCTTTTATCTTCGCTTTGGATAGCGTAGTTTTGTTTCTCTGAAAAGGCAAGAAAGTCCTTTTTAATTGCAGGCTTGTCCACTAGGGATATAAACGAAATACCGATGTCGGTGTCCTCTTCGTTTACGGTTGCCATGTAAATGGGTAAATCCATATTAATAAATGTACGTTAGTTTTGATTGATGCTAAAAAACAGAGGTTTGACGGTTTACCTTGACCCGCCCTTGTGCGTTTGTAATGTCACTCTCCACCACATATACACGCTGATTTCCCACGTTTGGAATGCCCGCGTTTCTCAGTGATTGGTTGTTAACGGTGAATAATTGAGGCACGTTAGGTGCTTCTGGTGCGGATGGTTTGTTGCCACTTTCTCCAAGTATTTGTTTTGCCCTTGCTGCGTTGGTTAAGATAGTCGCTGCCAATGCTACATATTTAGCAATACCCGCTATACCGCCCGTTGCTACGTTGTCAGGTGTTGGTGTGTTGCTGTTTGCTAATGCTCCCGTTAATGCCCGTGCTGTGTCTGCTCCTATTTGAGCAAGTGCAAACGCTTTGCCCGCTTTTGATTGTTGCCCGAATAACTGAGACACAGCACTAAATACCGACATAGTGCTATTATAAATGTCTTCTTGATTCTTTTTTAAGGCATCGCTTTTTTTCTTGTCATCAGAGACCATCTCATCATCTGCCGCCTTTTTGTTTGCAACTTGTTGGTCTAGCGCAGCCTTTTGAATATCTGTTTGGTCTTTTCCGTAATCCGCCGCTTCCGTTAAAAGTCTTGCGTACTTGTCTTTTTCAATGGCTTGCAAATTGTCCGCTAATGTCTTTGCATCAATCTCACCAGTTAAATAACGCTGCTTTTCTATGTTTGCTTTGTCTTCGTAGTATTTGTTAATAGCGTCTAGGCTATCTTTATACTCAGTATCGGTTGTTGCTATTTGGTCGGCTTTGCGCTTTTCATCTAAGGCTTTTTGCTCTGCGTCAAACTTTGTGCGGATTTCGTTTACTCTGAATTGATATTCGCGTTCTAGCTGCTCTTTAGTTAGGTTCTTTTTGTCTTCGCCTTTGATTTCTAAAGCCCAAGACATTTCAAACGCTGCAAGTTGTTCCGCTAATGTAACTGCTGTTTTCTCTGCATATTCTGCATCTGCTTGTGCTCTATCCTCTGCTCTATCCTCTGCTCTTTTCTTTGCTGCTTCTGCTGATTTTTTATCGGCTTCGTTTTTGTCTTTTTCTTGCTGTTGACGCTTTTCGTATTGCTTTAATTCAAACTCACTTTGTGCTAGTTCTAGCTGCTGTCTACGTTGGTATATTTCCTCGTCAAACTTTTGAGTATTTGCCCCCGCCCTTGCGCGTTCTTCTTCTAGTAGCTTTATTTGCCTAAGTTGGAATTCGGTACTTGCCGTGTATATCTCTTCTTCAGTCTTGCCCCTTGCTTTAAGTTGGTTAATGTATTTTTGGTTACTTACATCGTTTAATGATAAAACTTTTTGTGCACTATTATATAATCTTTCTGCTTCGTCCGCGGCTTCCTTTTCAGCCTCGGCAAATGCACTCATTTTTTCTATTGCAACTCCGATTGCTATAACTAAAACGCCTATTCCCGTAGCCGCAATTGCTCCTTTCAACGTGCTAAATGCTGTTATTACTTGCGTTTTAATCATTGTAGCGACACCCGCCAACGCATTTTGCATTGAGATAAGCTGCTGTATGCCTGACGCAAACGCCATTGCACCCTGAACCTTCGCCAAGGTCTTTTGCACGTCCTCACTTTCAGACCCGAACAAAGCCATTGCACCTTGCGCGGCACTTATGCCCGAAGCTAAACCCCCTATAACTCCCGCAATTGCTTGGAATCTGTCAGGATTTAAACCCGCAACCCTTTCGTTAAGGTCTTCCATTTCGTCCTTCAACGAAGCTAGGCGTTGTGTTGCCTTTATTGCTTCGGGACTAAACTCCCCAAAATCACGGGTGAACTGCATGGCTTCTTGCCGTGCCTGCTTGATTTCTTCCCGTATTGACTTTACGCTATTACCGCCTTTGGTGGATGCGTTTATATTGATTATGGTCTCTATTGCCATTATATTTCTATCCAGTTACTTCCGTTTGATACTATTCTTACTTTTGCGTATTGGCTACCTAAAGCCTTTGTGGCAGAACCGTTTATTGTTTGGCTTCCGCTGCCATCTATTGTTACTACTGAGCCGTCTCCCGTTACTTTGACAAAGTTGAATATTGCGACATTCCCTACTGCCGTGGGAAGATTCATTGTGACCGCCCCGCCCGATGTGCTGACTAAGTAAAAATACTCGCCCGCTATGTGGGATATTGAAGTCGTGCTACTTATTGAAGTAACCCCGCCCGCTGATATGTATTTCGTGCCGTCATAAACGACCCCACCTGAATGTCCACTTAAATCTACCTCTTTGCCGAATAAGTACATTTGATCATCCCCCGTAATATTCATGTTATCAGACATCAACACTACATTCCCTCTGCCGTCTATGATAGTACCCGATGACCCCGCCATTATATTTCCGTAGCTTGCTTGGCTAGTGTACCCACCTTTGTAGCCTACTATAATATCCTTATCTCCGAAAAACTGAGCCTCGCCAATCTTTACAACTTTGTTGCCCATTAACTCCTGCCAATCGCTTTGCCCGATGTCACCACTTGACGGGGTGAAACTTGGATATGTTTGTAGCTGTACAAACTCGCACATTGTAAGCCTGTCAGGAACATAGTCTACAATTTTGTTTAATCGGAAATAGCTATTCTCAAAAAAGTAAACGTCCCTAAATGACAACTGCTGAAAGTCAGCGGGCGTGATATGAAAATACCCCGTTACTACCTTGCTATTCGGGTCGGTTATTTCGTTAATGTATCTACTCCAATAAGCGTTGTATAAGTTGTTATCGGTGTAGGTTACGTTTTGAGGATAGCCCGCTTCGAAAGGTGTGCCAAATAGAATATCTAAATTAGGAAGAACATCGTTATCCGTGTGGATAGTCAAAGGGTAAATGTCAGCTACTCTACTTGGAACACTTGACCCCGTTACCACCACATCATCATAAATTGAATAAGAGTTTGTTGTGGCAATGGAATTATGGAAAAGAATATGTATTCCGTTAAACTTATCAATTAAAGGGTATGTGCGCCCCTCTGCTGTGAATACCTGAGTTGGTTTGAATACAAGTTCAATCTTTTTTTCATCCTTTACGAAGTCGTTATCAATGGTTACAAACAAGTCCCCGTAGTTACGGTTATAAATTTCTTTGTAATCTTTGTTAAATGTGTCTTCACCTTGTGCGTATGTAAAGTAGAACCTCTTAGAGTTCAACTCGCCCATAGGATAGATACTTAAATTCTGCGACTTGTCTAATTTGTGCGACCAATCTTTGACCGTGCCAGTATAGTAATCCTCATAAGGCATGATTATCAATTTCCCGTCCTCGTCTTTGTCTATGTACAAATTGAACATATTAACGAAAGATTTAAGCACGTCCTCTTGTTTAATGTCCCCCACAAAGAATTTATCGAACTGCATGGTTTGCGTAGGTGTTGCCCCGCGCTTCTTTATGTTGTACATCTGAAAGCCCGCTGCCATTGTTAACTGCGTTGGGAATATAGCAAGTGGGTTGTTAACGGGCAGAATATCAAAAACCTCTACGGTGTATATTGAGCCATAAGACAAATACTTAGTGTCGAAGGTTATAAATATAGCATCATTTACCGCCCCGCTTCCGTCTGAAGTAACGTAAGACGTACCTAATTGCATAGCACCGCCATTCTGTTTCATTACCCATGCAATTGAATACAATTCGTTAGCGGTTAATCCCGTCATCTTAACATTGCCCTCAATAACCACATCGCAAATACCGCCTGACTTTGTACCCATTGTAATAGCGTCATTGGCTAAATCAAATATGCCGTTAGGGTCTGTCTCTGTGTCAAAGGTTAGTTTGTCCCCGATTAGAACATTTGTGTCCACCGAAGCGGACGCATTAAACAAGTAAGGTACTGATGGCGGTGTTCCAACGTCTGATGACATTATTAGTCCCTTAAATACGTTATCGTTTAAGAATGACCCACTTGTGTAAGTGAAACCCGCGTTAGTGAGTATCTTATCTACTACGGTTTTAGCATAGAGGAACGGCTTGTAAAAGTCTAGCGTTATCGTGTTGTATGAATTTAAACGTCCGTCATTTACTAGCCCGTAAATATACCCTATACCCGCCCCGCCTGCTGTGGGTGTGCCGTTTACTATTATACTATTGCTCCAAGAGTTAACGACGTTGGTAGTGGTGAATTCATGGTTGTACTCTGAAAAATCTAAGTCGGACATTTTAAGCCCTCGGACTTGGGTAAATAACTCAGCCGTAACCCCGTGCATACTGCACTCAAATTCTATATGCTCATCATTTAGGACATTGATTTGAATGAGCCTTAAAAACCCTTTAAGCTGTGGGATATTGTCAACCCATATTTCAGCCTCGGCACGATAGTTAGGATTGAAGTCGGGGCTGAATTGTGTACCCGCTGTGATTTCGTAGTTTATTTCATACAGATGACTAAAATATTCCTTGTTGGTTTTAGTACCTGCCAGGGTAAAGGTCTTTGTCCAATCACTTTGCCTGTTCTCAGGTTCGCGCACGTCCGCGATTGACCTATTGATGGGAATATTTAAGTCCTCGGGAACGTCTAAGAAAGTATTGTTAGAAATTATCTGAATCATATACCTTGACTTCTTACGGGTTCGCTGAACTCAATCTCTAGTTTTAGATTAAATACCCCATCTACGTTGTTGTATTGCTTATCGTAGTTGTTCTGTGTTATGTTTATAGGGTAGTAATCTGACCCGTCTAGTAAGTAAACCTCAGGCGAAGTATAAAGACCTTTTAAAAAGTCGCTGTCCGCTGTGCTTAGATTATTAGAATTAAGAATAGCCTTTTGTTTGGTCTCTGTGTAGTATGCTAATTTTGAATGCTTGTGTGCGTTTCTTGCGAATCGGTTGCCGCTTAGTTCGTAGGTGTCGCGTTTCATCGTTCTGCGGTCAATCTCGTAGCTGTCTTTTCTCACCATGTCAAAATACCACGAATCAAACCCGCCCCTTTCATTCAACCAACAAACGGAATACCCGTCATATTGTGAGCAAGTGTCCACTAAGTTATATCTCATGGTTGTAGAACTAGGCGTGAATACACTAACCCCATCCCAAACGCCAACTTCAACTGTAAAATAGGCAGCGTTGGTAGGAACAAATGGAACACCGCCTGAGCCTATTGAACCTGTGCTTGTGAAATCGTATTGGTTTGCTCCTAGTGGAACTCTAAATTGTGTCTTTGCCGTAGCGGTGTAGGTTAGTTGTGTGGTTTGTATTACCGAACCCGCTGCATTGTAGGCTTTGATTTGTACTCTGTTGTCTGTCAAAGGGGTGACGCCCGTTGCATTATTCCAATACAACCACGTTATTTCGTTTCGGTGGAGGTTTCGCACTCTCACGGGTGTAAGCCAATCAAAGCTAACGTCATCTGCTGTGGTAGCAATTGTTGTTATTAAGGTGCTACTAGCTTCGTTTAAATACTCAGTAACGGGTGTGCCGTACTCTTTGCCGAACTCCACTTCATATTCAAATATTGGGGTTGTACTTGTCCCTATGCTGGTGCTGTCATCACTGAAAAAAGAGGACACTTGCGCCTCTAATATTCTACTCACGTTCACGACACCTTTGTTGGTGCTGTTTGGGTAGATTGGAAATCTTAACTTTGCTAGCTGTGTGCCGCTGCTGTTTTTCAGTACTGCAATAAACTTAAAATTCGGGTCGGTGTAAATACCGCCTGACGATTCTGAAATTGTAAAGTAATCGGGTAAGTATGCCGCTTGATATTGGGGTGAAGCTAGTACGCTTAATGCCATACTAATAAATGTACAATAGTCTATTCTTCCGTAGTGGCGTAGATAGCCAACTTCATTCCGTACTTTTCCGCTATGATGTCGGATATGACTTGAAGGTTTTGGTCTGTTAAAACTTCTTTGATAAAGTCCGAACCTTTATATCCGAATCTTTTAATAGTTCCCTTTGCGCCTATCTTCTTAGCGATAGCGATAGCCATTGACCGCCTTCTGTCTAAAACTGACTGCTTACTTTCCCCCTTGGATTTTCTTACCGCTATCCCCTTAGCTGTTATCCATTCCTCAATACTTTTAATCGGTGGCATCTTTCCCCGCTTTCTCCCGTACTCAAAGTATTTCCAATGTTCACTTCCTACTATCTTAGCGTTAACCGTGTCCCCTGATTTAGTGGTTTGACTTGTTTCTAATGATTGTAACAAATCCCGGGTTGCCGTGCCTTTCTTTTCCTGAAGTGAGACCCTCAGCATCTCAACTAACTGATTAGCCGCAGCCGCTAGGATTTGTTCCTCTAGGGTATTATTGGCGGGGTCGTATTTAGACGGGTCTTCCCCTAGTGAATCAAATACCCCATTTGCTAATGCCTCTAATTGTGCGCGGTTAATGTTCATACTAACAAATGTACAATTTCACTCAATAACGCTATCTTATACCCTTCGCCATTCTTGTCCCTTGTCGCTTGGTTAGCTGCCGCCTCTAGTCTATCCTTTAATTCTTTCCTTTGGGACATTTTAAAAGACGCTGCGTTAAGATACTCCACGATGGGAAGATTCCACACAGCATCATATTTTAAGGGGTCTCCGTTTGCAATGATGTCAGTGATGGTGAGCCAAACTCGCCAGTCAGCTTTTCCACTTCCTTTGCCAAATACGGAAGGATAGCCTTTAAAGATTTGGTTAAGAAAGTCGAAAAAAAAAGCATATGCGACATTGCCGTGTAAATGCTTACCTTGTCCCTAAACATCTCAGCACGTTTAGAAAATTCCTCGTGCGGGTCTTTTACCTTCACGGGTTTACCGAAGATATTAATCTCAACCGAAAGGTAGGACATTATCAAGTGAACGTTCTCAATTCCCCCTTCTTCCCATAGTTTTTGCACCGCTGCGTTTTGATGTGCAAGTAGTTCGTTTTGGTTTGCGGTAAGTTTAAACCTACGACCGCCCGCCTTAAATGGTTTCTGAGATTCCGCGTGGAAAGGCACAGCCATCCACTCCAATTCCTTAATTAGTTCTGCCAATTGTCCTAGTGGTAAGGTTTCGTAATACTCAAACTCCTTCCCGTGTAAAATAGACAAAATCCACATATCGCGGTCTATCTTATCTAGTTCCGTGTTTATCTGACTAATTTGTTGGAATTGCCTTATAGTGACATCGTTCCAACTTAATATGCTGCCCATACGCCTTGTTTGTTATTTATTTTACAATCATACGCCAACGCCAATGAGTTAACGCAGTCATCGTGACTACCCTCGGGTGCGGAGTATTTCACTCTCCCATTTGAGTAGACAAATTCAAACTGCTCTAATTCATCCTGCATGACGCCTTCCAATATCCCTACTTGCCCGCCATTAATTGCAACCGCTAGCCCTTCCATTAGTTGCTGCTTAGTTCTTATTCCCGCTGCATAGTTTACCCCTTGCGCCCTCGGACACTTTCTAGTGATGTCTTCTACAATCGGGTCACCTACCCCCGTGCTGTCTATTCTTGCGGGTGTTCTTCCTACCACTTTTATTATTTCGGTTTTAGTTTGATGCCAGTCTCGTTGGAATCTGTCAAAGTACGAAGGTACGCCATTTGCATCCAATCCCGTTATTACCGTCCAATCTCGATACTTAGCTAAGTCAATCCCATACGCTACCGTTGGTGCTGTACTTAAAGGCATAATCCGTGACCGTATCGCAGAAAGCCCAAAAGGGTTTGAACCGTCTTCGCTAGGCTCTGCAAGGTAAAGTTCACGGAACACCCATTCAGGTAAATCCCTTTGTGCTTGCTCAACTTCTTCTAGTTTAATTATTCCCTCAGCAACAGCATCGTAGGCTGTAATTTTGTGGTACTCATAGTTAGGCTCTCCGTTCTTGGCTTTCAGTCCTAATCTATATCCCCAATTCTTTTTCCCTTTGGCGTTGCCAATCATCTTGCACTTGCCATTGGTAGCGGTCAATGTAGAACGTAACGCAAACCACGCCTCTTCCCTTGCCCTTGTGAACTCATCAAACACAGCCGCATACACGTCATCCCCATAAAGGTTATCGGGTTTCTCTGCTGATTTAAATTCTATCCTTGCGCCATGTATCAAAGTGATAACTAACTTACTATCGTTTGACTTATACGCTTCTCTATTTAGTTGGTTCTTTACCCTTCGGTATGCTATCTCAGCCTGCGCATAAACGGGGGCAACCCACCATACAGCTTGGTTCTCTTTTACTTGCAATGCTTGTTCTACTATCCATACGATATGACTAGCGGTCTTCCCACACTTAGTCGCAGCCTCGGTAATTGTAAATCTTGCGGGGCTGTCTAATATAGCTATCTGGTAGCTTGTTAGCTTCGGTCTTTTATAGCTGACTTGCATATCCGTTTAAAGAAATTCAGCCTCTTTTCGTTTACGTCTTCGATATTGTAGAAAGCATGGCAATACTCATAGTTTGCTTTGCCGTCTATTGCTACCTTGTTAGGGTTATTCAAATAGAACTCAATAGTGTTAACCCATGATTTAGTGTTGTTCTCTACAAGTCTTACCCCCATGTTCTTTTCCATGTACTTATAAGGGTAGACATTTGAAGCAATCACGGGGATGTTATACTCAGCGGATTCCAAAACCTTCAATTCTGACTTCATGCTGTTCCATTTTGTGGATTCCAAAGGACAAAGTAAAACGTCAATATTAGAATATAGCACCCCGTACTCGTTCACTGGCAACCCATCTCCAATAGTAGCGTTCGGAAATCTGTTTCTTATCCTATCCCAAATCGGGTGAGGTGTAACCCCGCACAAAGTAAAGTTTATACCCGTGTGTTCTACCGCCTCAGATATTAAATGCAGGTCGTTTTCGTGAGAGATACCGCCAACCCATCCAAACCTTATTTCTTTGGATTCGGTTTTCTTGACCGCCCATTGTGCGTCTGTCCACTCTATCACGTTAGGCAATATACAAACATTATGATTCAACGGTCTAATCTCAGACGCTAGATTCTCAGTCGGACAAGTAACCCCCGCAGCGTATCTTATCGCGTCCTTTACCGCGTTAGGCAAGTCTACCTCTTTACTGAACTTACTTGCGTAGTGATACTTTGGTAACTTCCAATGGTCATCTAAGTCTAGTATGTAGGGAATGTCCAACTCTGCTAGCTTTTGGATAATAGGGTAGTGGTATTGATATAGGTATCTATTGAAGATAACCAAATCATACCCTTCCATGTCGGGGATGGACCGCCCTTGCACAATAGAAACCTCCAAGTCGGGGTTGTCTATTTGCATTCGTTTCATGGGAATGTAAAGACGGTGGTAATCGCTACCGCCCATGTGTGGGAATAGTGCTAATATTTTCATTTCTTTATTATTACCTCAATTGAAAATTCCCCGTTAGCGTGTTCCTCGGGTTTGTCGTGGTTGGTGCTGGTGTCAATTACCTTCATGGAGTATTTGAACACCCCTGCTGCCTGCAATATCCCTTTCATGCTGAACGTATGAGGCGGCTCACAAGCATCGGGCAAGTAGAAGTATCTGTGATCAAGGTTCCACTTGCTAGGCAATGTCTTTTTCCTTTCGTACAAATCCCTATGCGGAAGGCTGATAATAACGTGACCGCCCACCTTACAGATTCTTATCCAATTCTGAATCGCCAAAATAGGATTGTCCAAGTGTTCCAAGATATGACTTGCATACACGTAGTCAAAATGGTTTGCAGGATATGCGTCCATTGTTGTCGCATCGCAGATGTCCTTATCGTGGTGGATGCAGTTATCGAGTGCTATTGGGTCTGCCCCATCGTGTGTGTCTATTCTTCCACATCCGATGTCTATGCCGTAGCCTTGAATATACTTATCATAAAACCCCGATTTAATTCTGCGCTTGTGCGCCTTGCTAGTCTCTGCCATTATTTGTTAAGGTCTAGTGTGATTTCTATTTTCGCTTTATGGGTGTTGTCTGTCTCTACCTTTTCTGTAAGCCCGTTTAGACGTTGGGTAATGGATGGATTGTAGAAGCCTAGTAATCCACCGACAATTTGATTTTCCCGTATCTCGTCTTTTATACGCAAACAGATAATGGTAAAGTCATCGTAATAGCCATCTCTGTTTAGGAAATACTCTGACACGTCACCGTGGTTTTCTCTGCAATACCTTTTGAATCCTTCAAGGGTCATTGGAACCTTTTGCGGGTCTTCCCTTCTTTCTCCGTCCTTGCCTACATACTGAACTTTCAGCCATTCCATAGACTGCTGATTTAGTTGTTTCTTATAACCCTTAAATGCCTCTTCTAACTCTTCGGGTGTTTTAAATATTCGTGATGGGTGAATGTTATTGCTCATATTAATAGTATTGTGCTGCAAATTGTTTTGCCTCTTCTAATGTTTTAAAACACTTATTTACAACTCCTTTTTTCTCTACTTTAAAGGTAGTTCTGTTTTTATAGACATACAATGCTAATCCATTATATTTATTTGCAGCCTTAAATCTATGTATTTGATTCTCTGAGTTTGTACACCACTCTAAATTTGATACATGGTTATTCTGTTCGTTGTTGTCTATATGGTTAACTTGTGGTTTGTTTTGTGGGTTTGGAATAAATGCCATTGCCACTAACCTATGTGCATACATATTAATTGCCTTGTTGTCTTTTTGTAATACATATCTTATATACCGCTTACCACAATGCGTGACATCTGCTCTTGGTTTAATCTGTCTAGGTGTGATTTTCCTATTGTTGGTATTTGGCCCTTGAACGCGATAGGAACGCAAGTTCCCATAATTACTTATTTCATATCCATCAAACTCTGGAATCGTTGCCCAAACTTCTTTATTGCTCATCGGAAGCGATACTTGCCTTTTCAAGTCGTTTAGGTTTAGATACAAACATTTCTTTTGTGATGTCTATTAAGTTTTGAAGGTTAATACAATCGTACCCGTTGGGGGTCATGGGTATGCAGTTGTGAGCCACTGGGCAAACCTCTAGTATTCTTTTCTTACCCATTATCTCTGCTATGCTGTACGCCATTGATTGATTACCTATGAATAATTCACAGCCTTTGATTATACCCGCCATCTCTGCAAAGTCTTCCACGGGCTGATATTTCATTTCGGGCAACTTACGTTTCATTACTTCGTACTCTTCCTCCAAGCCTATGAAAGTAATCATGTGCTGGTAAGGTAAAAGAACACGGTAATCAAATGTCGGGTTGTGATAACGTGCTGAACGATTCATAACTATGCGAGTTGTCTTAATTGCGTCTAGTTCAAATCTTAAAGGTGTTGAAAGCTCGCAGGTTAATTCGGGAAATGCGTAGAAATACCATCGGCTAATGCTACCTAGGTAACGCAACCCGATATCGCGCATGCGGTCAAAGTTATAGGTGCATGATTTAAAGCTATCTGCAATTTCCACACCCTCAACGAAGGGTAAAGAAAGCAATAACGGTTTAAGCATTTCCGCGCCTTTCTGATTTAACTGCACACTTCCCGAAGGATGATTGAAATTGGGATGGTCTGCATATTGTGCGCGGACGTTAGTTTGAAGTAAGACCGTAACTTTCTTGTTATGGATTTGGGCTGCCTTATTCATAGCAGGTAGAGAATAGATAATATCCCCTATGTTGCCCGAATGCTTAATTGTTAGCTTCATTGTAGAGTTGTCTTAGTGCGTTAATGATGCAAGTCTTACAGCTAGGTATGTGACCTCTGCCAGTTTTAATGTGAATGTCCTGAAGTAAAGAGTAGTCGTTGCCATCCATAGAAAGGGTTGCCGTTCTATTTACTTGGTCTATGTACTTTTTGAACCCTCTTATTATTTCCTTTTGTTCCTCGGTCATGTGAATTTGATTTGTGCCGCTATGGCTGTTGAGATGGCACAATACAAAACTCCTTCCGCGCCAAATTGATAAACAAAGATAGCTAAGGAAGACCAAAAGGTCAAACAGAAAGCGCAGTTAAAAGGCTTTCTTAATTTCATAAGCAACCAATCCGCAGCGGGAATTATTCCGTAATTAACTATTAGTGTCACCATACATGGTATCGCAACAATCTGCAACCAAACATTCATATTCTTTTCTTATTAGGGTTTTAATGTGTTCAATGGATTCTTTGACGGTCTTGTGGTAAATCTTAGTTCGCTTGGCTATTGTGGAATACCTCTCCCCGTTTTCATAAAGTAGGAATAACTCCTTGTCAAACCAATATATAGAAGTGTCAGCCATTACTATTTCCTTTGCCTTCAAAAGATAATCGTAGTGATTATACTCGTGTTCGTACACTGGTTCTTGTGCCTGACTTATATCCGTGTGTCTGTGGATAAAATTCTTGTAAAACTCTTTACGGGTGTTACTTGGGTTGGCAATGTTTATCAGAGTTCTAACCGCCCACCACTTTATATACGGGTAAATCTCTGTTAGGTCTTGTTCTGTTTTTTGGCAAACGACCAGCATAAATTCCTGATATAAGTCTTGGTCATTATAGCCGCCAATCCTCTTGCACGATTCTTTTAACCATCGCGCCTCGCATAATTCTTGGAGGATAGTGTCGCGCTTCAACTAAACAAAGATAACCAAAAATCACAATTTAACCTTTACTTGTATGTCCTTGCCCTCTTTGATTGCCTTCTCTATTTCTCGCATTGCTGCTTTTAGATCCGTATGCGCAGTGTCTAAGCTATTTCGGTGTCCGTTGGTCTCGGTGTAGATTATAACCTCAATCTTCATAGGTTTCTTTGTAGTATTTTATACAATTACCAGTATGTCTTGACATTGACTTATCTCCTATATTCCAATAATCTTTTTCATGCTCTTGTCCTTTACGGTGTGCATCTTCAATTTGTTGCTTTTCCATTTTTAAGGCTTGCTGAATTACCTCATATAAATCATTATACGCTTCTTTATGGGTAAATCTTAATTGTTCTACCAATCTTTGTACTGCTGTTTGTTTCATAACCTTTTCCCGTGTTTTAATTGTTCCATTAGTTCCTCGTCAAAATCGACCTCTTTACTTACTAATGCTTGTCTATGGCTTTCGTATAGGTAAAATCTCATGTGCTTCTTATCCCCATGCCATTCGTGACACTTCCTACACAATCCCATAAGGTTCTCAATTATATCCCGTTTCCCGTTAGGGTCTCCACCCATGCCTCGTGCTTGGATGTGGTGTACGTCAAATTCCCCGTATCTCTGGCAGCTTTCGCAGTAGATTTTATCATCGTGGACATTGAAGGCACTTTTATACTTTTCTCTGTGGTTCAAGCAACATCCTCCCTTGTCATTGCCATTAATTGTTCGTAGGTGGGGGTGAGTTCATGACCTAATAATAAAATACCACAATCATCAAACAAAGTAAAATAACCTGATTGAAAAACAGAGATTGATTTTCTGCCTATTTCATTGTCGCTTTCTTCTTCATGATACCCCAACTCTTCCAACTTACGCACCGCATTTTGACGCATTTCATCCGTCCACTTGCTGCTGTCTATTTCCATTGCTTTCATGCCTTGTCGCTATTAGGGTATCTAAACTGCTCCAACTTTCCCCCGTGTATAGCCATTATCTTTTCGTTAGCGATTGCCGTGATGCGTTCACTCCGCGTCTTTATTTCCTCTAGGAACTGCAAAGGTGTACGGCTGAATAAATAGCCGTTGTGATTGCGCAAATATATACAAGCTTCATCCAGTGCTTCTACTTCTCTTCTTAATAGGTCAAATTCGTTATTCATGCTTTTTTACGTATTCGTTTACAATTTTCTGTAGTTCTGCCTTTAATCGTAATGGTACGCGCTTATAAAGCACCGCCATATTCTCTTTTTTCTTTCTTCCCGCCATCTACCACCGCAACCCCGCTACTTTTGGCAGCGAGGCGGGTGGAACTTAACACCTAATTAGGTGTCGGGTTTAAATGAAGTAGAATTCCTTTGTCTCTTTGTTGGCTTGTAATCCAAACGCTTTAATTGCGTCCATCTCGTTATACATCCAACCTAATTTCTTTTTTTGACTCATTGCATACTCGCGGATAATTACTTTCTCACTATCTAAAGCCCTTACTGCATTCAACAATGATTGAGGGTCGTTGTAAACTCCAACAGTTTCCCATGATAAGTTATCAATTTGAGTAATGATTAAAAAGCCTGACTGCTTGCGGCAAATTTTAACGGTGTTTAATTTTTCCATTTTGTTTCGTTGTTAAGTATGAAGCAAAGGTAATACTATTTTTTAAATCTGCAAGCACTTTTTATAATTTAGAATCATTCTAAATAATTACGGCAACTTAACCTAAGCCAGGCATAATTTGCAAATAAACATCCTGCAAGTGTTCATTCAATGCCCGACAAATATCTACTATTATTAATCTTTGAAATTCAGCATCTGTCATGCCGCCATTATCTACGCAATACTTAGCACAAGCAATACTTTGTTCTAACCCATCTGCTAACTCATTATCAAAATACTGCTCTATTATGCACTCAGCGGGTGTTTCTGCGTCTACCTGCTCGCTTAATTCGTTAATGTTTCTTAGTAGCTGGTCTAAAACTACATTGTCGCGCATTACGGGTCTAATGGTTTCAGGAATGCTATCTAAGAAATGCCTATCGTTTAATTGGTTTTCTGTTATCATGTCTGCGAAGTAAATAGTCACCCCTCAATTGTGCAAGCACTTTTTATAATTTAGAATCATTCTAAATAAGTGAACGCTTTGCCTTATTGTTACTTATCACCGTCCGCGAAAACTCTAACTGGTGTGTACTTGTCCTATTAACCCTTTCCGCCCACTTTTCAATATAGTTGAAATCCATGCAAAGGGAATCAACCTTTTTATTAATCAGCGAAGGTGAGTAACCCCCTTGTGCAAGTGATTCTTTCAAGGTGTCCATTATTGCCGTGCTTGTCATTACATCTCTGTGATAACGTGCATCCGCGCATAACTTACCCGACCTTGCCACAATGTGTTCTAACTTTTGCGCACGGGTTAATACCATTTCATCATTTGAGGTGTCGTATTCCATTTCAAGAAACTTCTGCATGGATAGCAACTCAGGTTCTATTTGGTTAAATGGCGTTACTGTTTTCATAACTTGTTCCCAAAGAATCCCTCTTGTATCTGTGATTGCTCTGCCTTGTCGTTTCCTTCAATGCGTACACATTTCATAGAATCCAACTGAGGAAAGTCTACTTTTAAACGCCTCATTCGCATTGCTGAGATTCCTGATGGTATGTTGCCAGTCTTTGAATAGGCAACTAAGTCATCTAAGTATTCGTTTGCTTCCTCTATGTTCTGAGGCTCAAAGGTTTGGATGTACAACGCCCAATCTTGTGAGGTCATGTGTACAAAGTTGCGGGGTTTAGTTACTTTATTCATTTTGCTGCTGCTGTTAAAAGTTGTTCCGTTTCCTTAGACACTTTAAATTTCTTTCTAATGTCGGCAATCGTTCCGCCTTGCTTTAAGTGCTGTACCGCTTGGTTGAATCCTTGTGTATCTTTATTCAACCAAGGTAAGTCGGGTTGTGCGGTTTGTGTTGGTGCGCTTGCCTTATTACCGTCATCGTCTTCATCTACATTTAAGCCTAAAATAGAACACAATGCGTAGCGTCTGTGATAGGTTATCGCGCTGCCTATTGATTGCGGGTCTGACTTCGTTGGGTGCATAGTTGAATTAGCTGAAATATACTCACCGCTATTGGCGTGAATAAGCATAGTTGTTAAACCGTCACCGTCTGGCAATTGAGATATAACCAAACCGCACGAAATTAAATGCGGGTGTATTTCATCTAAGATGCTTGGTAAATCCGCGTACTTTGATTTAAAGAACGGGTTGTCGGCTTTCTTGATTACCTTAACCGCCTTACTTTGAAAGTCAAATAGTGCCTTGCTTAAGTTTAGTATTGATTCTGATTGTTTCATATTAATTTCCATATTGTTTGATTGCGTCCTGATGATCCTTTTCTCTTTCCGTTAGGCTTTACCTTTTCCGCTTTTTCTAACTCTGACATACGCTTGTGTACTTGCTCAGGTTTAAGTCTGCTGTGGTCTGCTATCTCGTCTTTGGTCATGCCTTCTGCTCTTAGGGTTTTGCATGAAAAGAGGGTGTCTAAGATTACTTGCTGCACCTTTTCTTTATTCACGCTTTCGTGAGCTTCACGGCTGTTTTGTTTGCGGGTGTCAAGTAATTCCTCTGCCTTATCGTAATCACCATTACAAACATTTACCCAATACTCTCCGCTTTCTTCTGTTTCATGCCATGTAAACGCTGTGCCTAATGCTGATTGTAAGCTATTCTGGTTTACCCAATGCAATTCTTGCCCATACTTCAACGCCCTACTTCTTACTGGCTCAGGCAACTCCATTAACCATTCTTTTATTGTTTTCATCTTATTAAGTCTTTTTTAATCTATGTTACTCCAAAGTGTAGGCGCGGTCTTTTCAAGTTTGCTCTTAGCAAAGCCGTATTTTTCAATATCTTTCTTTATCTGTTTCTCTTCTTGTAGCCATTCGTTAGCTTTCAAGTAAAACTCTTTCTTAATCTCAAAACCATAGGCCTTTCTATTGAGCCTTTCCGCTGCTATTAATGTACTACCACTACCAGCACATGGGTCTATTACTACATCGCCCTCATCTGTGAAAATAGATATAAGAGTTTTTAGCAATTCAACGGGCTTTTGAGTAGGGTGTATTTTTACGCTGTCGTTATCCCTTGGCCAATCTATGCAATTGAAAATCATTTTGCCGTTGTTTCTAAACTTTGGCAGCTTATCCCGATACAAAACCAATCCATACTCACAATTGCCTACTATCTTCATGTTAGCCTTTAATACTTGTGCGCTGAAGTTCTTTCTAAATACAAGGTTTATGTAATTATTAAGCCCATATCTCTTAGCCAACTCAATTAAATACATTTGTTGGTCAAAGGCGCAAAATATAATCATACATGGGGCTTCGCTTTTTTGCCTACCCTCGCCTTCTACCTTTTGCTTTTTAGGTTCAGACTTTAACATGGTGCTGCAAAAGTGCATAAATTCAGCAGGTCTGAAATCTTCATCTGTATCAAAGAAACTTTTACCCGCTAATTCGCTTTCACCATTGCTATTGTCACCGTCTTTATACCATGCAGGGTTAGAAGCATAGGCATTATTACCTAAGTTATATGGTATGTCAGCTATTATCAATTGTGCTTTAGGTATTGAATAGCTTTTGTAATTCTGGAAATGGTCTCTGTATATCATAGTTTTTCACCGCCTTAACCCGATAGCGGAGGGGCTTATCGGGCGGGCGGATTGTCATGCAAAACAAAATTTTATGGTAACGAAGGCAAATCTGGATAGTGTGCAGGTATAACCTCAATCACTTTGCCGTCTTTGTCTTTTATTGTCTTTTCAACTTGCCATATAAAGTGCCTTTGAACTGCTCGCCAAAATTTGTAACCTTGTGGCGATTTAGACCATAGAAAAGCAATAGGCAAACAATCTTCAATATTAGAAGTAAGTGGTTTGTATTCGCTGTGATTAAGTCTTAGGTTCTGCAATGCTAACTCTTTGTATCCGTCAGGCAGTTGTGTTTGGATTGCGTTCTCAATAACGCTGTATTCTGTGTTTTTCATGTTGTTAAGTATGGCACAAAGATACTCT